TTGTAAAATATATTAATATTTAATATTATTACAATGATCATAGATTAAATTAATATTATTACAATGATCATAAATTAAATTAAAATTGTAAAATATATTAATATTTAATATTATTACAATGATCATAGATTAAATTAATATTATTACAATGATCATAAATTAAATTAAAATTGTAAAATATATTAATATTTAATATTATTACAATGATCATAAATTAAATTAAAATTGTAAAATATATTAATATTTAATATTATTACAATGATCATAAATTAAATTAATATTATTACAATGATCATAAATTAAAAAATAATTGTAAAATATATTAATATTTAATATTATTACAATGATTATAAATTAAAAAATAATTGTAAAATATATTAATATTTAATATTATTACAATGATCATAGATTAAATTAAAATTATAAAATATATTAATATTTAATATTATTACAATGATCATAGATTAAAAACTAATTGTAAAATATATTAATATTTAATATTATTACAATGATCATAAATTAAATTAAAATTATTACAATGATTATAAATTAAATTAAAATTGTAAAATATATTAAAATTATTACAATGATTATAAATTAAAATAAAATTGTAAAATATATTAAAATTATTACAATGATCATAAATTAAATTAAAATTAAAATTATTACAATGATTATAAATTAAAAAATAATTGTAAAATATATTAATATTATTACAATGATCATAAATTAAATTAAAATTATTACAATGATTATAAATTAAATTAAAATTGTAAAATATATTAAAATTATTACAATGATTATAAATTAAAATAAAATTGTAAAATATATTAAAATTATTACAATGATCATAAATTAAATTAAAATTAAAATTATTACAATGATTATAAATTAAAAAATAATTGTAAAATAAATTAAAATTAAAATTATTACAATGATTATAAATTAAAAAATAATTTTAAAATATATTAAATTTTTAAACTAATTTTTATAAAATTTTTAAATTTATTAATATTTGTAAAATATAATTTAATATTATTACAATGATTATACATTAAATTAAAATTAATATTATTAAAAATTATTATTTTATAATCTTTATTTTCTTGATTTAATATTGAAGTAATTTTATATCTTGAACGAAAAATATACATTAAATTGTAGATCATTATTTTAGATTGATAAGCATTATAAAATTTTGAATTTATACATAATAATATATACATATTTATATATCGTATATAAAACTTCAAATATGATTGATTTATATTTAATTGAAAAAGTAATTCTAAATAATTCATAATTGCATAATTTATTTTTTTATTGAAATTTTTATTTACAATTCTAACGACTAATATGTTATCAATATTTGTATAAGTAGTAATATTATTTATATAATATTTGAGTATTAAATTTCTAACATCTTCAATATTCATTATTTAAAATAAATAATAAGAATTTATTCATTTTTATATGATTCAATACCAGTCTTAGTTTTTATATATATAGGTATATTATTTGTTTTTATTTTCCAACTTTCAAATATATTTTGTTTAATTTGATTTAAATATTCTTTTGAAGGATATTTAACAAAGTTAGTATCATTACATATATAAGTTTGAACCGTCATTTTATTAAAATTATGATCAAATACTTGAATTATTTTACGTTTATAATTTGTTTCATATTTATCTAATTTTTGTAATTCTTTTTCTGTTAAAGAAATTACAGTTCCAAATACTAATTTATTTTTTTTAGGATATATTGAAGCAACACTACCATTCCATTTCGTTGAATGAAAACAAAATATTCTAATATAATTATCAAGATAAGCTGGTATTAAATCAGATTTATATATTTTTTTATTTAATCTTTCAGATAATTGGGTAATATTATTAGAACCATATGAAAATAGATAAGGCATTTTAATTTTAATTATATAAAAAATGATTTATTAACATATAATATAAGTAATGACATCTTTATCTAGACAAGGATATTCTATAAAAAAAGAACATTATGATGAAAAGGATATTAATATTATAAAAAAAGAATTAACAGTAGAAGTTCAAAATCATATGTTTGAACATCTTGAAGCTAAAAAATATTCATTATATCAAGAAAATAAAAGTAAATTATATATTCCTAAATATTATGGATTGCAAAGATTTGGTATTCCTGAAAGAAATGTAATTGGTCAAGGTGAAACAAGACCGAATATGAATTTTGTAGGATCTTTAAGGGATTATCAAATTGAACAAGTTGATGCTTTTTTAAATGCGTGCGATGATCCTACAAAAATGGGTGGGATTGTTAGTATTGGTTGTGGTGGTGGTAAGACTGTAATAGCGATAAATATTGCGTGTCGTTTAAAATTAAAGACTTTATTTATTTCACATAAGGATTTTTTAAATGTTCAATTTGCGGAAAGAGTTAAAATGTTTTCTCCTGATTCATCTGTAGGAATTATAAAACAAAATAAAATTAAAGTTGAAGATAAAGATTTTGTTGTAGGATCATTACAATCCATTGCAATGCGAGATTATGATACAGATATATTTAAAGATTTTGGTTTAGTAATAATTGATGAAGTTCATCATTGTAGTGCTGAAGTTTTTAGTAAAGCATTGATAAAAACGTGTTCTCCATTTGTATTAGGATTATCTGCAACTTTAAATAGAAAAGATGGATTACGTAAAGTATTTGAATGGTTTATTGGTATTCCAGTTATTAAACCTATAAATAATACGGATGATAATGACATTGATGTAATATATTATCATTTTAATGCGGATAATTTAGAATATAATAAAATAGAAACAATGTTTAATGGTAAAATAAGTGCAGTAAAAATGTTAGGAAATGTAGTAGCTTATAAACCGCGAATATTATTTATAGTAAATGCTATTGTTGAAAATATGAATAAAGATCGTCAATTATTGGTATTATCTGAAAGAAAATTATTATTAGCAGAGATATATAAATTATTAAATAATCTTGAAGGTTTTAATTATACAATGGGATATTATATAGGTGGAATGAGCCAAACAAAATTAAATGAAAGTGCTAAAGCAAACATAATATTAGCTACAACACATATGAGTAGTGAAGGTCTTGATATACCAAGTTTAAATAGTTTAATATTAGTATCACCAATGAGTGATATTGAACAATCTGTTGGTAGGATATTAAGATCAAAAGTATCTGATCGAATTGTTAAACCTTTAATTATTGATATTGTAGATAATTTTTCAATATTTACAAATAGATTTAATAAACGAAGAGCTTATTATAAAAAAAAGAAATATAATATAAAAACTATTACTTAAATATAATAATTATTTGAATTTATTATTAAAAAATTATAAGTTTCTTATTTCTTGTAAAAAATTCCATATGTTATAATTTTCAATGAATATAGTAACATAATCAAAATTAAATGTAGATTGATCAACAATAGATCTAGGCATTATACCATTTGCATTTGGTGTAATAATGTTTGATATTACATTAATAGTTGTAATAGAACGTAAATCAAAATAATTATTATAATGCATTTCGACGTCCCATTTACTATTTTTCCACCTTCCATTATCATCAGGACCGTGAAATATCCAGTTGTAATCTATATTACTAGGTGTAATATTTGTTCTATATTTTATGGAATCAAATATAGCAAAAGCTACAATTTTACATTTTGTATTTCTACCAACAAAGAATAATTTATCGTTTTTTTTTACATTTTCTATAAAATATTTATTTCTGGAATTAAACCCCCATATAGAAGTATTTGAATTAAAGAAGTGTTTTGTATCACCAATACGCACTACCCAATTTGTCATATTAATTTAGAATGTGAAGTAAGTAATCATTTTTTATAATATATTAAAAAATGAAATTATATAGTAATTAAATTATAATGGAATATCAAACTTACGATAATACACCTATATTTAGTCTTAATAATAAGAAATATAATGCTAAAATATTAGATATATATGATGCAGATACAATAACCATTTGTATTTTATTAGAAGGTTTTGGTTATATTAAAATGAGTATTAGATTAATGGGGATTGATACACCAGAATTACGTGGAACACAGAAAATATTAGGTCTTAAAGCTCGTAATTATTTAATAAATAAACTTACAAATATTGTAATTGATACAGATGATTATACACGTTATATGATAAGAGATATGATAAATAAAGATACACATATGATAGAAGTTTTATTTGGTGATTTTGATAAATATGGAAGACCTCTTGCAACAATTTATAAAGATGGAATTAATATTAACGAATTATTATTAAAAGATGATTATGCTAAAAGATATGATGGTGGAACAAAAGATTCGTGGTAATAAGCGGGTAAGACAGGTTGTATGACTTCTTTAATTCAACAATATGTAAGAGAAAATTTAATTCCAATTGAGAATATTTATGTGATATTAGGTATATCGGATAAAGAATGGAAGAAAGATACAATAGATCGTACAATATGAGAAATTATTAGATAATAATATGGATTATAGAAATATAGAGTGGAAAACGAATACAACAATTTTTAATAAAAGATTGAATAAAACGATAAGTACAGGAACTTTTAATAGTGCTAAAAATATTAAACAATTAGATAATAATGATCAACTTGAACCAATAATTCAAAAATTTAAAAACAAGAAGATATGATAAAATGGTTTAAAGATAATCTTAATAAAGATGAATATGGTCGTGGTCCAAATTGTAAAAAAATAGATTCTGGATTCTTTAGAGTTGCAGGTGCTACAAGAAAAGGCAAGCAAATTATATCTAAAGATATAGCATATAAGGAAAGAAAATCAGGTTTAAATGAGAAAACTAAATTTAGAAGTTATCATTGTTATACTGATATTAATGATGCAAATACATTAGAATGGTGGTTAATATATTATAAAAGTATATAAAGATTATTTTTTAATATATAAAAGTATCTTTAAAGGTATATTATAAAAGTATATAAAGATTATAAATAAATAATTATTTTTTCAGATTTATTAGAGGTTGTGTACAGCAAAACAATGAATAATAGACAAATTCGTGGTTTAATTTAAAAAGTAGTTTGTTGTGTAATATATTTTTTTAACGATTGTTTTCACCAACCTGCACCCTGAATAATATCAAAGATATAATATTTCATTACATAAATCTTGTAATAAACTTAAATTATGGCTAACAATGATAAATGTAAATTTATATTCAATATATTTTTGTTTCATAATTTCAATAAATAATTTTTGATTTTTATAATCTAATGCAGATGTGGGTTCATCCATTAACACTACAGGATTATTTTTATTTAATATATTGCATATAGTATATCGTTGTTTTTGTCCTCCACTCATTTTATTTTTTTTAATATCTTGTGTAAATTCTTTCATTGTTTCTGTTTTAATATTTAATTCATTATTTAATTCTAATAATACTGGTTCTTGTGCTATATAACCAATTAAATCATTATAATAAAATTGATCATCAATATTTTGAATATTTATATTATCAAAATAGATATTTCCATTATTTAAATCATATTGTTTTATTAATAATTTTAATAAAGTGCTTTTTCCAATACCAGATATACCATATATGCCAACTTTGGAACCAAATAAAATGGATTTATTAAAGTTTTTATAAATAATTGTAGAATCATTATAAGAAAATGTAATATTATTAAAGTGAATATCAGGTTGAAAGACGGGTATATATTTAATTTTATTATTTTTATTATTAGGTATAGTTAAGACATTTTTAATTCTTTTAATTGCATATATATTTTTATATGTATTATTGATAATATGTCTATATGATTCTAATATACTAATAATTGAATCAATATATAATATTATTTGATGAATAATGGATAATGATATATTATTATTAATTCCATAAACAATAATAAAATATATAATACTTGTATTATATGAATGTGATAATAATAAATCAATACCATAAAACAAAGATTCTTTAATATTATTAATACTAATTTGTTGTTCTAAGCAGATATAAGAATCGATTAGTTCTTTTTCAAGGCAATTTGTTTTATATGTATTAATTTTATGAATATAATCATCGATATAATTATGTTGTTTTTTTAACAATTCATCTTTATAATGTATAGTTTTATGATAAATGTATTTATGATATAAATATTGACATAATAATTGTATAAAACATAATAAAAACACTAGAACTGTTAATTCTAATTTGATACCTATGTTATAAAATATATATATAATTGATAAACTTTGAATCGAAGTTCTAATAAATATATTTAAATGTAATATAAAAATATCACTTAATGAATTAACATCTTTTGTTATTAGTTCAATTATTTCAATTGGATTTTTATTAGTAAAATATGATAATTTTAATGAAGATAATTTATATAATAATTGTTTTTTTTTGATAGCAGAATGTTTAGACATTATAATACTAAATAAAAATCCTCTAATACTACCAAAAAAATTAGTTAATATTTTGTAAAATATATAAGATATCATAACATCATATATTGAATTAGAATCTGTTAATAAATTAGAAATTAATTTACTATAATAGATAGGAATATATGATGAAAAAAATGCGGAGATAGAGGCTGATAATAATCCAACTAATATATAAATAATTAACATTTTTAGTATATATATTTAAAATAAATGTCATCAACTTTCGACAATATAAGATTATCAAGTAAAAATAATTCAATTGCATTAAAAATAAATGATGATAATGATTATAATGATGCGTACATTGGAATTAATGATTATCTTTTAGGATCTTTAAATTGTAATTTTGTAGTAAAAAAAGGGAATGAATTATTATTAAATATAGATGATAGCAATATAACATTTAATAAAAAAATAGAATTAAATAATATTAATGTTAATAATGAAGCAATATTATATAATACAATAATTGATAATAATTTAATGATTAATACATCAAATGTGAATATTAATAATGATATAATATTATATTCAAATATTGTAGATATAAATAAAGAATCACATTTTAATTGTAATATTTATACGGATACATTATATGTAAATAATATTGATAATACAACAGGATCAAATATTATTATTAATAATCTTGAATTAAACCAAAGTATATTTAATAATCCACAATTATTAAATTCTATTAATATTAAACGAAAAACTTCAAATAATTCAAATATAATAACAATAAATTTAGAAGATGATAATAATTTAGAAAATATATTATATTTAGTTGATGCAATTAAAATAAATAAATTTGGAGAAATTAATATTCAAAATAATATTAATATTAATTCAAATAGTATTTATTTACCACAATTATCCATTGATAATCAAAATCATCTTACAATTGGTAAAACAAAAAATACAATTAATGTAATTGATTATAATACTAAAATTGAATGGGAAAATAGTAATTTTAGTTTATTACATATACATCGCAATGATACTAATAATGAATATGATATAATAAAAGATCCTTTACTATATATAACTGCGAATTATGATTCAATGTGTAATATTATAACTAAGAATTATGATCAAACAGAATTAATATTTAATAATTTATTATTAACATTAGAAAGTAATATAACAATAGAAAATTATAATATATTTTTACATTTTTTACCTGAAAATGATAATGCAATTTGGTATTCAAATATATCACCATTATTAATATCTACATCTATAGATGATGATCCTTTTAAAAGCACAACATTAAAATTAAAATTAATTAATTATGATTATAATAATTATACAATTTTTGAAAATGGTTTTAAATCAACGTCAAATTATTTAAGTGATGGTAAAGATGAATATGATATTGATGTATATATTGGTTTTTATAAAACGGAAGAAATAAATTATAAAATGATTGAAATAATGAATAAACATATAGATAATATAGGGAATAATATAGGAAATGATGCAGATAATTGTAATATAGGGTATTATAATTTAATTGAAAGTAATTATATTCCATTAGTTGATTCTGAAAAATATAAAATTAATTTTGATATTCATATATTATATGAGAAGAGTGATGAAATTGAATTAATGTATTTTATTAATACAATACCAATAGAAAAAGAATGTCCATTAATAATGAATTGTATATTTAATAATGAATCAATATTAGAATTAAATAGTAATGGATTATTAACAATTAATGATCTTAATGTATTAAATGCATATATACCAGATATAACAATATCAAATATTCATAATAATGTAAGTTTTATGGATTATAATATAACAGGTGTAAATAATTTAGAGTTAAATACTATATATGTAGATACATTGCATGCAACTAAAATAACAACAGATACTATAAATATATTAGGTGGCGAAACAATACAATTTACAGAAATAGATACATCGAATTTTAATGCAGATTTCTTTAAATATAATGATGAACGAACTAATTTTTTAAATGAAGTTACCTTATGTTATGGTAAAATTGATTATAATTTTATAAAAGATTATCGTAGTAATAATAATATATCTGGTTTATTAATATCAAGTGTAAATAAATTATCAAATATTAATACAAATAATGAAGATATTGCATATTTTGATGGTAATATAAAATTAATAGGAGAATTACAATTTGATGAAAATATAAATATAAAATATGAAGATAACAAATTAAAGATTAATAATGATCATATTGTAATTGATAATAATTTAATTAGTTTAGGAAATTATTTTGATATATTAACAACTTCAAATAAAATATGGTTAGGAGATTACAATGAATTATTAAAATTAGATAATAATGGAGAAATTACAAATATTATTGAATTTAAAGATGTAGTAATATATAATTATCCTATAGCTTCAACTATAATTTATCCAATTTATACAATATATGAAAAATATTTTAATAATTTTTATAATCCAATATTTACAGATAAAGCAATCATTAAAGATTATGCAAATACTTTTAATATTAATTTATTTGGAAATATTCGTATAGCATCAATTAAAAATGAGACATTAATGGAATTATCAGATCATAATAGTAATATAAATATGATAAATAATGGAATATTAAAAAGTTGTATGAATGTATATGGTGATATAAAGTGTTGTAAGCCTTTTAGATTTAATAAAAATACGGATAATGATGTTATAGATATTGAAATATTAAATGATATAGCTTTTATAAGTGATGGAGATATTCAAATAAATGGAAATATAAAAAATACAAGTAATATAATAAGTGAAGGGTATATAATAACAAATGATTATATAAAAACGGATGAATATGTGGAAGCAAAGAAAGGTGTGCGTAATATATCAGATGCAAGGGTAAAATATGATTTAAAGAAAATTGAAAATGCAGTAGAAAAAATTAAATTATTATCAGGATATACATTTAAACGTAATGATCTAAATGGAATTAATGATACAGGATTATTAGCACAAGATGTAAATAAAATATTACCAGAAGTGGTAAATGAAAATAAAGAAGGATTTTTAAGTATTGAATATTCAAAGATGATGGGATTAATTGTGGAAGCAATAAAAGAATTAAGTGACAAAATTGATCTTATAAAATAACATATATATACTATTATTATTTTTATAAAAACTTTCATTTTGTAAAGGTATAATAACATCATCATCAATAATATTTTTATTATTGTGATCTACTGCATTATAATGTCCGCTATTAATAGAACCAAAATGATTAATTGCTGAAATTAAATTTAATTTAATTTTATTTTGATTATCGTAAAGTATATTATTACTTAATAATATATTAATATTAATATCAATATTTAAATTAATTTTTTGTCCTGAATTGTTATAACGATTTAAAGATATAATAAGAAATTTTGGTAATTTATAAAACTTAATAAACTTATTTTGTTTAGACTTTTGTTTGCAACATTCGCAATCTATTTCATCTGTAATATCTTTAGAAAAATATTCTTTAAGCATTGATATAATGCTATTTCCGATATTTAAACTGATGGAATAAAATGTTTCAAATGTATATTTTTTATTTTTACAATTTTGACAAATTAATATTTGTAAAATAACTCCTTGAAAAAAATCATTCCATAAAGATGTTTTATTATTATTATGTTTAATAATTTGATCATAAGCTTTTTTATGTAAAATAGATGAAAATGATTTATTAATTGTAATATCTTTACTAATATTTGTAAAAACTTCATTTGCTAATAAAGTCCAAACTTCTTGTGCATCTAATTGTTGTCTTCTTTGAAAAGTAGAAAATGTAGAATATAAATAATTTAAAAAATTAGTAGGTTTAATTGTTTTATCATCGTGAATTTGCATTAAATGTAATAATTCAAATAATGCTAATGCGATAGTATTATTAGGTGGTTTATCAAAAAGTGCAACATTTAATTTGCAAGAATTAATACATTGTATTAATGAATTAACAGCGCAAGTATTGCCTAAGTTAAATAATTTATTAACCATATTATATAATGTGTATTTATTTGTGTTCTATATATCATTATTTCCAATATTATAATAAATGAAACATTCTTATAGATTTGATAATAAAAGATTTAATAATGAAGAATTAAGATTATATATCAATAGTAATAAAAAATTATCATTATTATATAATAATTTACAAAAAACATTAACTGAAAAATATAAACACGTAATTTATAGTTCATCTACAAATTGTGCAAAAATTATATGTGGAATGTTAGAGTTATTAGGATTTTATTCATGTTATGATAAAGATCATAAATCACAAATGAAAGGGGATAGTAAATGTTATGCATATTTAACAATAAATAATGTATATGGTAAAGTATTAAGTAAAAAATTAATAAAAGGTATAAAAAGTACATTTAATGATAGACCTGATAATATATTTGGTAATAATATAAGAATAATAATAATAGATAAATATTTTAAAGAAGGTATAGATTTATTTGATGTAAAGTATATGCATATATTTTCAAAAATAATTTATGAAAATGAAGAAAATCAAATTATAGGAAGAATAAAAAGATCTTGTGGTCATATAGGATTACCAAATGGAACAAAACAAATAATTTATTCTTATTTTCCTGAAAAAAAAACTGATATAAGTTTTGGTAAAGAATTAACAAAGTTATCTTATTATTCATCAATAGATTATTTTGAAGTACAGGATATTCAAGATTTATTATTTGGTAATTATATAAAGAGTTTAAAAAATAATTTTATATTAAATAATGGTATTACAAGTGATATATTAGATTTTAAGAGTATTTTATTTGATAAATATGAAAGTGTATATAGTAATAATAAATCAAATTGTTATGGAAATTTTGAATTAACTCCAACTCAATTGATGATTAAGGATTATTTTCAACCATCATTGGATATTAAAGGTATATTATGTTGGCATTATGTAGGTTCGGGAAAAACTTGTTTGGGTTTAGGTGTAGCACGTAATTTTATAGATAAGAAGTATTCTGTAATTTGGGTATCACGTAATAGTTTATTGAAAGATATACAAAAGAATTTAAGTGTATGTTATGAGAAAGATAAGATAGATAAGAAGTTATTAGTGATAACATATAAGACTTTTACAAATCTTTTACAAAATAAGAATAAATATGCGAGGGATAATTTAAGTAATACGTTAATAATAATAGATGAAGCTCATAAATTATTTGATGGATCATTATCAAAATTAGAAGCACCTAATTTAGAAATATTAAAAGAAGCAATAAAACACAAAACGTGTAAGGTGATGTTAATGACAGCAACCCCTTTTATACAAGAACCAATGCAATTAATTAAATTACTTAATTTAATTGTAGAAACTAAGATGTCAGAAGATTTTGAAGAATTTGCAAAAGAATATTTGGAAAGTGATAAAGTATTATTTAGTTATAAGGGTGCAAATCTTTTTGTAAAGAATGTTTATAAGAATATTAGTTATTTAGATATGTCGAAGGATAATTCAAAGTTTGCAATACAAATTAAAAATGATGTAATATAATTTTATATGTATAAGATGAAAAGTATTATAGAAGATATACTAAATGATATAATAAATAATATTACAATGACTAAAATAATTGGTGCTCATATTAATCGTGAAAAGACTTTAAAGAAAACAATAGATAAGTTACATTTATATGGTGGTAATGCTTTACAATTATTTACATCAAATCCAACAAATGTATCTGTAGCTAATTTAGATAAATATTTGAAAGAATATGATACGATAAAAGATATAAGTAATTGTGGATTTGTAATTCATGCATCTTATACAATAAACATAGGAACATTAAATGTAAAGCAAATTGAAATTAATATGAATGTAATAAAAACAGATTTAATAATAGCAGATAAATATAAAGCGATAGGTGTAATATTGCATGTAGGAAAGTATGTTAAGAATGATCGTAGTGAATGTATGATACAAATGAAGAATTTTTTAATGGAAGTTATAATGTTTATAAAAGATAATAATTTAAAAACTAAAATAATATTAGAAACTGGAGCAGGTCAAGGAACCGAAATGATCGTAAATATAGATGAGTTTCATAATTTTACAAAAGATTTTGATAAAAAGTATTTTTCAATATGTTTTGATACTTGTCATATATGGTCTGCGGGTTTTGATATTATAGAAGCATATAATAAATTAAAAAATAATGTATCTGTAGTGCATTTTAATGGTTCAAAGACACCTAAAGGATCATTAAAAGATAGACATGAACAATTATTTTGTGATACAAATACAATTCCTATTGATAAACTTACGTTATTTGCTAAAAATCTTAAAGATGTTATGATTATATTGGAAACACCTAATGAATTAGAATATAGTAAAGAAATAAAGTATCTAAAAGAATGTGCGTTTAAATGTAGTTAATTATATATTAAATGATAGAATGTGTGTTTAAATGTAGTTAATGAATTAATATTATTGTAAGGATCTATAATTATTTACAAAATGAATTAATAATATTGTAAGGATCTATAATTATTTACAAAATGAATTAATAATATTGTAAGGATTTATAATTATTTACAAAATAAATTAATAATATTGTAAGGATCTATAATTATTTACAAAATAAATTAATATTATAAATAAATTATAGGATCATTTACAAAATAAATTAATATTATAAATAAATTATAGGATCATTTACAAAATGAATTAATAATATTGTAAGGATCTATAATTATTTACAAAATAAATTAATATTATAAATAAATTATAGGATCATTTACAAAATGAATTAATAATATTGTAAGGATCTATAATTATTTACAAAATGAATTAATAATATTGTAAGGATTTATAATTATTTACAAAATGAATTAATAATATTGTAAGGATCTATAATTATTTACAAAATGAATTAATAATATTGTAAGGATCTATAATTATTTACAAAATGAATTAATA